CTGGTCGCTGGATTCGTCAGAATTCTGCGACGAATGATCTGTTTCTGTTGTACTCTCTGAAGTAATCTCTGTTGTATTCTCTGTAAGAACAGGCCATTTTGACCCGTTCAGAACAGCGCATTTTGCACTGTTTGATGGTTTCAATTTGCGCTTATCGATAAGGTCATTTTGAACTGTTCGATCAGATGAATTATCACCATTCGATTGGGTCATATTGACCTCATCGGTCAGCAAGTGGTGATCGTAGTTAATCGCATAATAATTAGTGCGGTCATGGTTCGATTTATTGATTTGCTCGATGCGTAAAACACCCTGCTTTTTCAAATTAGTAAAAGCACGTTTAATCGTTGATTCAGAGAAAAAAGGAAATTGATTCTTCCACTCCTCAACTGTGTTATAAATCCAGCGTGAGCCGTCATATTCAACACCTGAAGTGGTTTCAGTTAGCCAATATTGAATTTGCTGTAACAGCATCGCCTCATTTAAACCAAGGCGTACCGCTAATTCAGGAATAACGACTAAAGGGCGACTTTTTAGTAATAATAAACTCATCTTGCCACCTCATTACTTAATACGTGTGTACTTCTCTTTAAAACGCTGTACAGGTTCACACTGTGGGTCGTCACAACCATCAAGCATAAAAATAACGCGCTGTTTTTCTCTGTCATAACGAACAACATGAACAACGATACCTCAGTGATTTTTATAGTAGCGATCAAGTTGGTTTGGGTTCTCATTGCTCATTGTCCCGCTCTCCACTTGAAAAATAAAAATCAGCCCATGCCTTTTTAAGAGACTGTCTATCTACCAAACATGCAGATTTCTTGTAGTTGTCTGGTTGTTCGTCAGAGACTATGATTTCTACATAGCGGAATGACTGACGACCTGAGACAGGTAAACATCGGAATTGCTTTTTAGGTACTAAATGCGCTAATCTACTCATGCTAATTTCTCTTCACACAATTGAAATTTGGCAAACCGAAGCCAGAGGCCGTACACCTTTGGCTTCACCCTTTCTGGATATAGCCATCTTTAATTTCTCTTTTGATGTAACAAAACAAACGCATTCATAAATGTGTGGATCTGCGAAATTAATCCATCCAACATCATTTTTATTTTCTGCTCTTCTTCGTTATCAATAACACCATCAGCTAAACTATTTTTCATCAGTAACGCTAAATGCCCTTGCATTTCATCAACATTGCTGCGTAATGTGAATAACTCGGTTGTGTCTAGTTCAGCTGGATTGACTCTATCCACTAACAAGCGATTGGATTCACGAGCAACAAACTCAGCAAACAAAACGGTTTTAGAAATATCTTGCATCGCTAACAACTCATTTAAATCAAATGAACGACAACCGTTTTTCTCATAAAGCTTGTTATTGAATGATGTTAAAGACAGACCGAGCGCACCAGCCATTGCTTCACGTCCACCAGCTGTCGCCTCACACATCGCTTTCACTACCTGTTTTATTGATTGACAACTCATTTCCTACCACCATTGATAGATTCTTGTAGTTAACTGCTTTAAACGGTTTTGCTATTGTTTATTTCAATAAAGTAAGTATAAAAATCATTGTTGAGTTCCCCGTAAATAAGACCAATCAACATCAGGCCTTAGTTCTTCACATCGAACCACTCCTGAAGTTACTTTTTCTATTTCAGGGCAACGTCGTGCTGGAATTTTTCGAGTTCCATTGATCCATTGATTTACTGTAGGCGGTGAAATACCCAAGCGTTTAGCCATTTCAGACTGCCCACCGACATAATTACATGCTTTTTTTATTGCGGTTGTGTCACTTATTTGATCCATTATTCAATTACCTCCGGCCTATATTGAAATACAATGTTAGGCTAAGCCTAATGTTAAATCAATAGGAATTGCCTACACAATATAAAGATAAGATAATTAGGCTATGCTTAATGGTAAAGATTTAGGCCGAGCGATAGAGCAGGCAATTAATAAAAAACTATCATCAGGATCAGTTAAATCAAAAACTGAGATTGCTCGACATTTCAATGTAAAGCTACCATCTATTTATGATTGGATAAAAAAAGGCTCCATTTCAAAAGATAAGCTACCTGAATTATGGAGTTATTTTTCTGATGTTGTTGGACCTGAACATTGGGGCTTAAAGGAGTTTCACCTCCCAGTAAATAAAGCTGAATCAAGATGTACACATGATGAACATCAACTTAATAGCCTTATTCATGCTTATATGTCAGCTTCGGCAGAAAGAAAAGAAATAATAAAATATCTTTTGCTGCAAAATAATACAAAAGAACCTTCTTGGGTTAATAGTGATACTAGGGCATACATTATAACTTTAGAACGACAAGCCTCTGAATGGTTAAATAACAATAAAAGCAATAAAAAATCCTCAAAGCGTCCAGCTTAAACTCATTTGGTCTGATGGAAACTTGTTAAGCTAGGCCTTTCCTAATTATCTACTCAATTGATTTTGATATAAAAAATAATCATCGTCTAATTTCATTTAATTTATTAGGCATAGCCTATTGACTAAAGATTAGGCTTAGCCTAATATTATTTATAACAATAAGCTAAATTTTTATATGTGAAGGAAAAGTAAATGATAACTGAACCAGTAATCATACTTCCAGTAAGTTTCACTGATGAAGATATTGCAAACTAGATGCTGAAATAGACGAGTACAGAATCAAAAGTGCTATTCAAACACAAAATAAATGATTTTTATGTGTGAAGAGAACGTGTGAAGAGAAACAATGGCTGACTGAGTCTTTTACCATTAAAAGGGGTTGTGGTGATAATGTTCTGCTCAGTCAGCCATTTTTATAAAGTTAGTTTTATAACCAAAGAGCGTGGGCGTGAAAAAAAGTAACCTGCAGCCAGCTAGAAATCCGAATCCCAATCGGGCTGATGCAACCACAGGTGGTCCACTCTTTTTGATTATGACTCTAACAATAAGTAAGGGTACTGGCATTATTTGTAAATGTCTTATCAGGATTATGTTAACTCGCTAGTGCCCTTTCTTATTGTGTGAAGTGATAACGTGAGGTTATAGAAATGAGCCAAGAAGATCGTAAGACAAATGTCCCTGACTTTCTTTCCGAATTGGACGTTGGCGTTTTTGAAAATAAAGTCTCTGCTGTTTTAAATGATGTGGCTTTAGGCGTTTTAAATAATGGTGGAAAAGGCAAAGTCACTATTGAATTAGATTTTGCTCGCCTTAGTAATTCAATGGAAGAAAAACGAGTTGAAATAACTCATAAACTTAAGTTCTCTGCACCAACACCACGCGGGAAACGGGCTGAAGAAGATACTACTAAAACACCAATGTACGTAGGTAAAGGTGGTAAGTTGACCATTATGCAAGAAGACCAAGGTCAATTATTTTCTTTGCAAGGTCAGCCCGACGGGAAATTAAAATCCGTTAATTAGTTTCCTTATTTTTAATTAAACCTATCCATTTAATTTAATGCTTTTAAATAAGTAGGAGTTTATTCATGTCTCAATTAGACGGTAATGCTATTTCGCAAATTCAAAATATGGCGGTGGCTTCATTAAGTCTCAAAGCAATAGAGAAATCTCTTTGCCCCGCCATTGTTCTTCCAAATGAATTTAAAGTGAGTAGTTTGGAAAATTTACAAGAAGGTCGCTTCCGTTTCCGTGGTGAAATGAAAACAACCAGTATCAGTGACTTTGTTAAATACTCAATCAAAAATGCAATTGATGAAGGTGTTAGCTGCTTTATTGATGCCGATGAAATGAGTGCCAAAACTATTTTTAATATCGGCACAATTGGTGAGCCTGGTCATGCTGATAATACTTCTCTTGTGAAATTAAAACAAGCTGCCCCATTCGCAGCACTATTAAAAATTGATGGTGTTAAACATCGTCAAAAAGAATTAGCGGAATGGCTAGAAGACTGGCGTGATTATTTAATGGCGTTTGATGCTGACGGCAATGTTTTAGATATCAAACAAGCTATTTCTGCTGTTCGCCGTATTACAATTGAATCAACACGCTCTGCTGAACATGAAGATCACGATTTTAGCGCCAAACGTTCAGTATTAGAAAATGTTGAAGCAAGAAGCAAAGATGTTATGCCTACTGCATTCCAGTTTACCTGCACCCCATATGACGAGTTAAAAGAACGTAGTATTAAATTGCGTTATAGCGTGCTTACTGGCGGTGATGTTCCCGTTTTAGTGCTCCGTATTGTCCAACTTGAAAACCTTGAAGAACAAATCGCTCAAGAGTTTCGCAATCTACTTTGTGATGAATTTGATGAAAGTGATATTGAAACATTCATTGGCAAGTTTTCAGCTTAATTATTAATTAATCGCCATCTTATTGGTAGCGATATTACTCAAATAGGAATAACTGAAAATGGCTAACGGATCAGTAAACAAAGTAATTCTTATCGGCAATTTAGGGCGTGATCCTGAAATCCGCTACCTGCCTTCTGGTAGTGCTGTTGCCAATTTAGCTGTGGCCACATCAGAAAAATGGCGTGACAAACAAACAGGTGAAAATCGCGAAAAAACAGAATGGCATCGTGTTGTTCTGTTTGGAAAACTCGCTGATATCGCCAGTGGCTATTTATGTAAAGGCTCGCAAGTTTATATCGTGGGCCAACTACAAACGCGCGAGTGGGATGATAACGGCGTTAAACGATACACAACAGAAGTTGTTGTAAGGATTGGAGGCACAATGCAGATGTTAGACGGTGCTAGTAAATCAGCAGGATCACAACCAGCACAGCAAAACCCGCCACCGGCTCAACCTCAAGCACAGAGTAGTCAACCACCAATGGATTTTGAGGATGATATTCCCTTCGCACCTATTGGGCTTATGTATCCACGCCATTTAATTAATGTGGTTTAACCTACTTACTCAGTGCAAGGATGCAATTAAGAGGAATGACGATGAAACATCCATCAATTATACAAATTAGCAACGATAGTATTCAAACGCTACTAATGAAAGGGGAGCATACCGCCAGCGAGGTGATTAATTCAGCCATTGAGTCTGGGGAAATAGATGAGAGTGACCGCCAATTTTGGGAAAAATACGACAAGGTAGATATTTGTTATTTTAAAGCAGTTCCCAAGCCTGGTTATTCAGCGTATTACCATGAATCAAGCAAAGATGTTAAAGGTGCATTTTTAGCAACGGCTGTCATGGTTTATTGGTAATGATTAAAGAGGAAGAGAGTGAAACCAATACTTGATATGTGTTGTGGCTCCCGTATGTTTTATTTTGATAAACAAGATAACCGCGTTTTATTTAATGACATTAGAGCCGAAGAACATATTTTATGTGATGGAAGAATTTTAAATATAACACCAGATATTATTTCTGATTTTAAAAACCTTCCATTACCAGATAATACTTTTTATCAGGTGCTATTTGACCCTCCTCATTTAATTAGAGTTGGTAAAAATAGCTGGATGTTTAAAAAATACGGTTCGTTAAATAAAGAATCATGGAGAGAAGATTTAAGTAAAGGGTTTAGTGAAGCATTTAGAGTGCTTAGGCCTGGAGGAACATTGCTGTTCAAATGGAATGAAACCCAAATACCTGTTAAACAAATTTTAGCACTAACAGACCAAAAACCAACAGCGGTACAGCGTGTAGGTAAGAACGATAAAACGCACAGGATCTCTTTTCTTAAGGAGAACAGTAAATAATTACCACCAGCATTAACTAATATCTATTTAAACTGTGTACGGACAGTGTGGAGAGAAAAATATGCAAATGTTGACTTTAGAGGAGTGGGCGCAAGAAAGATATAAAAGTCGTCCACCAAAGTTAGGAACGCTACAACGATATGCTCGTGGTGGCCTGTTCTACCCACCAGCAAGGAAAGAAGGTGGCATTTGGCGCGTGAGAGAAGATGCCGACCTTGTCGGTAATTTGACATCACCGGTTATCAATAACAACGATAACCCTATTTTACAAAGGATCCTCAAAGATGGCTGCCAGACCTCGTAAAAATAACGTCAATATTCCTAATCTTTACCCATTACTTAGTCGTAAAGCCAGCAAGGTTTATTGGCGTTACCGCCATCCTGTAACAGGTAAATATCATGCCCTCGGTGACAATGAAGCCGAGGCCAAAGCAATAGCCATTGAAGCTAATACAAGGTTAGCAGAACAACGAAGCCGACAAGTTATGGCTATTAGTGATCGGGCGGCAAAAATTAAAGGTAAAGAAATCACGGTTAATACTTGGTTAGATAAATACTGGACTATTCAAGAAGAACGTTTAAAAGAAGGTGATATAAAGCCAAATACATATAAACAAAAAAGGAAGCCAGTCGATTTAATGAGACAAACCTTATCCATGAAACCATTACCCGCAGTTGATGCCAGAGATATTGCTGAGATCCTTGATGAATATAAATCTAATGGCCAGCATAGAATGGCACAAGTTATTCGTTCTGTTTTAATTGATGTGTTTAAAGAAGCACAACATGCAGGTGAAGTTCCTCCTGGTTATAACCCTGCCCTTGCCACTAAACAACCGAAACGAAAAGTAACTCGCCAACGCCTTAATTTTGATGAATGGAAAAAGATATTTGAGATTGCTGACAAACAACATCGTTATATGGGCAATGCCATGTTGCTTGCACTTATTACAGGCCAACGATTAGGTGATATCTCGGCAATGAAGTTTAGTGATATTTGGGATGATCATTTACATATTATCCAAGAAAAAACAGGCACCAAATTAGCTATTCCATTATCACTACGTTCTGAACAATTAAATATGTCATTACGTGAAGTTGTTGCTCGTTGTCGTGATCGCGTTATTAGCCCTTATCTTATTCATTATTTTCATACCACTTCACAATCTAAACGTGGTGATCAAGTTACTGCAAATACGCTAACGACTAACTTTAAAAAGGCGAGAAATAAAACGGATATTGATTGGGGAGAAGGAACGCCTGCAACATTTCATGAACAGCGTTCTTTATCTGAAAGGTTATATCGAGCACAAGGTATAAACACTAAAGATTTACTCGGTCATAAGAACCAAATTCAAACAGATAAATACCATGATGATCGAGGGAAAGATTGGATCAAAGTAATGATATAA